ATTTTATAACTGTGGATAAGTTTAGTTGTCATTATGATTTAAAATATACTGAGGCTTTACACGTTATAAACTTAGGTAAATCAATACATGTAACAGATATTCAAATGAGTGAAGGGAAATAAAATGAATGTATTAAGTTTATACGATGGCATGTCATGCACGCAACTAGCCCTTAAATCTATAGGCGTTAGCAATACCCAAAGGTATAAGATGTTAGGCAACGGCTTCACTGTCGATGTGATAGCACATATTTTAAGTAACTTGGAGCAAGTAAAATGAATAGATACATAGTGAATACTATAAGCAATAAGACTAATGAAGTCGTATGCTTTGAGACAACAGAGACAAAGGCGGAAGCTTTACAAGTTGTCAAAAGGTATGCGGCAATCAAAGGAATAACAAATCAGATCCAGGAGGAGCAAAGCAAATGCTAGACGTACAAGATAGACTTAGGCTTGCACATGAAACAGTATGCGATCAAGAGAACAAAAGGATGCGAGAAGTATTCAACATAAGATCCTACAAAGAGGGTGATCAATGGACAGCCCAAAGGAATAGGCAGGAGACTGGTGCAAAAGGCGGTAGGAATAATAAACTTAAAAGACTTTGGGTCAAAGAAAGGAATACAAAATGAATAATACTTTTAACACAACGGAACATAAGAGATCTGAGCAACGTAGAGATAGGCTTATGACAGCATTAGTATACGTTACACTAGGTTTTGCCTTTGTTGGTGTCATGTTTACGTTTAGCTTTACGATAACTAAGGTAATGGGGTGGGTGTTATGAACCATACACTTAAACTTGAAGGATCTTACACGGCCTTTGCTAGTGCATACGTTGAGCTACCAAAAGGAATGACAGATAAGGATGTAACCCACACATACACCTCGTGGGGTACACTTTACGTTGAGCTGAGTGATGGTAGTGTACTGGAACAACTAATAGATATTGAACCTGTCGATAGTAAAAGGTTAGACTATTACAATATGTATTCAGATAGTATGGAGCTGTTAGATGTCTAAAGATAAACCATTACACAAATACCATGATGATTTAATCAAAGAGATAGATGATGCAGCATGGTTGGATAAGGTGCTTACAGTAGATGACATAGAAGAAAACTATAGCTATCTTAAATCATTGACTAATGGTGATAAGACTTACAGTAAGTAACCTATAGAACCCTTGTTAGGGACAAGCCCTAGGGTACCAACATTTTTACATCTGTCAAGAGTGAGGGAATAAAATAAATGGAATACAGAACGTACATAATTAGAGGCACTAAAGAATTAGAGGTGTTCGGTGAGGTTTGGCAGGATGGCATAGGCTATTGGGATGACCGTGAGTTTGTAGTTGAAAGAGTACCTGAGTTTGCTATCACTGAGGCATACAATAATGATAGTCGAAAGGAGGTGGCCTTAAAGTCATTGACATCTAAGGAGATACTGTGCATTTTAGACATGTTTACACAAGATTATTGGGATCAGATATTATGAGCAATTGGTTAAGCCACAAAGAATGTCCATACCAGGACTGCGGAAGCACCGATGCCTTCAGCTACAACCTAGAGAGTTGTTCAGGTAGGTGTCATAGCTGCGAAAGAAAATACCCAAGGACTAAGGATAAGAAGTTCGAGTGGGCGAGTGAAACATACCCTGTAATGGGTCAAGAACAAGAGAAAGACGATTGGGATATGAACCAACAACAAACAAACATTAAGCCAGTGCCTACCGAGGTACTAACACCTGTCTATAGGACTGTTAGGTCTATCAATGACCAGACAATGAGACACTATGGTGTCAAGACATACGTTGACAGCAATGGCAAAGAGGTTAAGCAGGAATACCCATACCCATCAGGCGGTATCAAGACTAGGTTTTTCCCTAAAGAGTTTAGAGCTACCAACCTAAAGTCAGATGAGCTATTCGGTATGAACCTATGGAATGCAGGGTCAGGTAAGATCGTAACTGTAACAGAAGGTGAGCTAGATGCTATGTCAGCATACCAAATGTGTAACTCAGAGAAATATTCATCAGCATTTGTGTCACTACCATCAGCCACCCCAAGTAATAAGCTATGGATCAAGGTTGCAGATTGGTTAGGGTCATTCAATAAGATCATACTGTCGATAGAACATGATGAGCAGGGTAATGCTGTAGCTCAACGCATAGCTAACCTTTACCCTAACAAGGTGTACCGTGTGCAGCATGACAAGTATAAGGATGCTAATGAATTTCTTGAGGCAGGGGCACGTAAAGAATTTTACAATGCATGGTTTAATGCTAAGAAGTATACGCCTGAGAACATTATCAATACATCGGATCAGTTCTTAAAGATGTACAACAACAGTGAGAGCCATGTGTATGTAGAGACAGGCGTCCAGGAGTTTGATGACCTATGCATGGGGCTTATGCAGGGACACTTCACATTGTTTAAGGCTCAGACTGGTATAGGTAAGACAGAGTTTATGAGATACCTTGAGTACCACATACTAACGAAGCACCCTGAGATAAGCATTGCAGCATGGCATATGGAAGAGACAAAGCTTAGGTCATTACTTGGATTGGTGTCATACGAATTGAACCAGAACCTCACACGTAAGGACTTGATAGCTCAGGATGCTGCAGAACAGAGGGTACATGATGCTATCATTAAGCTAACTAAGGATGAGAGACTGTATCAGTTCTTTTTGAATGATGAGGACGATCCACTTGACATACTAGGGCACATACGTTACCTGTCACAAGCTTGTGGTGTTCAGTACATATTCTTTGAACCTATACAGGACATTGCAGCTAACATGGGTGGTGATGAAAGCAAAGAACAGTTTCTTGCTGACCTATCTGTCAGATTATCTAAGCTTGCAGCTGAACTAGGCGTAGGCATTGTAACAATCGGACATACAAATGATGATGGTGCTGTTAAGTACTGTCGTATGATAGAACAAAGAGCATCCGTTGTTGTAGAATTACAAAGAGATAAGATGTCAGAGGATGTTGACGAAAGGAATACAACTAAATTGTTAGTCACAAAGAACAGACCAGTAGGGCCAACAGGGTATGCAGGTCAGCTTAAATTTAACACCGATAGCTTTACCCTATCAGAAAAATATGGTGAGTACTAATGGAACAGCTACTAGAATATGATCCGTTAGTGTACATAGCAGCAGGAATATATTTCTTGGGTGTTATCAATCATTACTTCTTAATGAACACAGTATACATAATACTTGAAGCACCAAGGCAAGTTAACATTATGAAGCTCAAGGCTATCATATGGCCTTACGAGTTAGCATTAAGTTTATGGATGACATGGCTGGATCGAGGTGAAGAATGAGAATAGTTGCAATGGACATAGAGACAGATGCATTAGATGCTACCAAGATACATGTGATCTGTGCTCAGGATGTTGACACCAAAGAGAGGTACGAGTTTCTTAACGTGTGTACCATACCTGAACAGGCTGAAGCATTCATTAAGCTGTGTAATGATACAGATAAGTTTGTCTTTCACAATGGCATAGGGTTTGATGTTAAAGTTATCAATCGTTTGGTACAACACGATCTGATTAACCCATCGGACATCATTGATACCCTTATCATGTCACGTCTTATAGACTACAGTATCAAAGGGGGTCACAGCCTGAAGGCATGGGGTCAGAGATTAGGTGAGTTTAAGATTGGCTTCGATCAGTTCGAGGTGCTTACCCAAGAGATGATTACCTATTGTCATCAGGATGTTGAGGTTACAGTTAGACTATACAATAAGTTTAAAGCTACAATCTTTGATCCTGACCTACAAGATGCTATCAAATGTGAGCATGACATACAGATTTTATGTGAAGAGATGACAGCAGCAGGGTTTTACTTTGAGAAAGATAAGGCTGAACACCTACTAGATGAGGTTGAGTTGCGTATGGCAGAGCTAACAGATAGCTTTCAACGTGACTTCCCACCACAGCTAGAGGAGGTGAACAGGATTAAGTACCGAAAGAAACAGGATGGTACTGTCATGGCAAGTGTAAAGAAATCACAAGAGAAATACTTTAAGACAACTGTCGATTGGTCAATAAATCCACCTGACTTAGTGTGCTACGATTGGATAGAGTTTAATCCAGCATCACCTAAGATGAGAATAGAAAGACTATGGGATGCAGGTTGGCAGCCATACGAGAAAACAAAAGGACACATACAATATGATAGAGAACAAAAACAAAGATCGTGGAGATAAGTTTGCTCGGTATGGGTGGACGTTATCTGAAGCTAACCTTGAGACACTACCTGATGATGCCCCTCCTGGTGGTAAACGATTGGCTGAATGGCTGACACTTGAGGGTAGAAGATCATCACTGGTAGAATGGTTGGGTCATTGCGGTGATGACCACCGTATACATGGTAGGTTCATACATCTTGGTGCATGGACAGGACGCATGGCACACATGGCTCCTAACCAAGCCAACATACCATCAGAGTTTCATGGTACACCTAAGTCAGCAGTCGAAGAGGTGAAGCATAGGTATGACGGACAGTTCCGTGCTTTGTGGGGTGTTGAGAAGGGTAACTACTTAGTGGGTACAGATGCTGAAGGCATACAGCTGCGAGTACTTGCCCATCTAATGAAGTCAGAGGAGTACGTCGATGCTATTGTGTCAGGTAAGAAAGATAATGAGACTGACATACACAACCTGAACAAGAAAGCACTGGGCATGTCACACATAACAAGAGATGATGCTAAGACTTTCATCTATGCATTCCTATTAGGGGCAGGGACAGGTAAGATAGCACAGATACTACGTGTCAATCAACGTGAAGCAAGCCAGTGTGTCGAGAACTTTATGCAATCAATACAAGGACTTGCAAACCTCAAGAAGAAAGTGATACCACACATAGCTAAACGAGGTTGGTTCAAGGGTATGGATGGACGCAAGGTTCTAGTACCATCTGAACATAAGACACTAGCAGGTATGCTGCAGAATGGTGAGTCTGTCATTATGAAACACTCAGCTCTGCAATGGGTACGCC